ATCCTGATTGATGGGCATATGCGGGCAGCTGAGTGTGGCGATGCCGAAATTCCAGTCTTAATTCTTGATGTGAATGAGGCTGAGGGGAACAAGATTCTCGCCTCGTATGATGCCATCGGATCAATGGCGAGAATCGACGAGAAGATTTTAAATGATCTGATGGATTCATTCACCAGTGATATTGGTGATGTATTCGGTGAAATGAGTTCATCAGGAAATATTTTTGAGGAAGACGAAGAGAAACAAAGGAAAAAAGAGGAGGAGGAAAACGAATTAAAGGAAAAGGAGCAAAAGGAAGATAAGGCAAGGCGAGAGCGGATAAAGAGTGGCGAAGAACTACTTGGAGTTAAGCCGGGAGAACTGTGGAAAATTAGGGATGGATCTTATATCTACTGCGGTAGTTATAAGGACAAGATTTTCACAGATATGTTTATTGAGATGGCGAATTTTGGCGCAAAGTCCCGAACATACTACAAAGTTATGTTAAACGCTCCAAGGGCGACAACTGCGGAATATGGTGCATTTGATTTTCTATCCAACCTAATTGAATTAGACGAAGGTTGGACATTTACAAATAACGATCCGACTCTTCTCGCCTCTCTGCTGGACAGTAACAGTGTCAAGGGGCTATATACATTTTCCAATGGTGATTTTTCGCAAATAACGACATTTCACCATAAGAATAAATCTGAACCTATTTCCCATATGAAGAATCATTTCAATGAGGAAACTGACAGGGAAAGAGGAAGGCATCTAACAGCGAATGTCGAAGCATTCCCTCCTCCGGTCAATGGTGCAAGAGTTCATAGATTTGCATTAGAAAAACTTATTGCCAAAACTAAGAGACACGCATCAGCACAAGAAAAAACTGTTCCATTTCTAATTATCCCATGTTCAAACACTGGACTAATTACACGAATTGCCCTATCCAGCCACCATTGCAAAATATTGGCAGCTGAACCAGACCCAAATTTGGTAGAGTACACTCTTCAAAACTTTTTCGCTTTTCCGGCAAGACATAACGAAAACCGGGAAACTATGCCTCCACCAAAGAGGATGATTCGATGGAAGCAGCAACTAGGCGATTTAACGAACTCTTAGCTGCAAAAGTTGGGATTGAGCAGATAGAAGCACTACATGACGCAGATATTGCTTCAAGGAAACTGCTTGGACTAATATCTCAACGGCAAAAATTGGCAACAAATGCCAAAGATCTTAACGACTACACTTCAATCCATTTCAATTTGGAATGTATCTATCTGGAAATTAACAGTCTGGTAAACAGATTATGCCCAAAAATACTTGAGGACCATTCAAGACGGCTCAATTCAATTATGGCGGACCTCCTTGCAGGGAAAGATTTACAGGAGTCAAAGCGCACAATTGCCCGTGATATTTTTCCCGGCATTCCGAAGAATTTAATCCTTGAAATAATTCGCAACAGAAACATTCCTCAGCGAATTATGCAAAAAATGTCTCGTACCCGGATGAATCCAACTGCCGTAGCGCAACTGGTGGCAATCCAAAAAGATCCGCTAATCCGTTCTGCAATGGTCACCCAGTATTTCCAAACTATGCGGAATAATGCCTATATGATTGCCCGGACGGCAATTAGTTCAATGATGGGCCAAGTTGCACGAAATACATATTCGGCATTGCCCAAGGAATTAGTGGGTTTTCAAATCCATGCCATTCTGGACAGTAAGACAAGACCAGCACATCGTGAACGAGATAAGACGGTTTATTACAAGAATCCTCGCTATGACAACCTTGGTTTTGACCAGATGCCAAATCCTCCGCTTGAGGCGGATGGATCAACTGCATTCAATTGCAGGTGCTGGCTAACGCCAATCTTGAATATGGAACCAACCAAATTTTATGATTTCAAGGGCAGAATTATTCCAGATGCCAAAACTTTTAGCCAATGGTTTGGGTCAAGTACAAAAGATAAGCAGGTATTGGCAATCGGGATTAAACGGCATCAGATGGCTTCAAAGCGTTTAAAGAAGGGCGAAACGCTCCAGTGGTGGCATCTGCTTGACCCAGATTCTGGAATGTTACTAGATTTAGATGAAATAAAATCAGAATCTCCGCAAAAAAGGGCAGGAAGAATTAAAAAAGCAAAAAATATCATATTCAAGCCTTGACACAATTTTATATTGCTATCAATATATCCAATATGCCAACTAATCTTTCGCTTCTAGAAGACCTCAACTCTATTATTCCACTTAGCCAATGGTCAAGTGGGAAAGAGGCTTTGACGGTTGATCGTGAAGCCGGGATCATCAAAGGCATCAAGATTCTTGGGTTCACATCCCAGAATGGTAGGCGGTATACGCCTGAAGCCTGCAAAGCTGCGATTTCCTTGTACGAAGGAAAAAAGGTCAATATTGACCATCCAGAAAAAGGCCCAACCCAGCAGCGTTCGACATACGACCGCTTTGGAAAGTTTATCAATGTAAGATTCGTCGAAGGCGATGGTCTTTTCGGTGATCTTCTCTACCTCAAAAGCCATGAGATGGCTGAGAGCGTATGCGAAGCTGCTGAGCGCAAAGAACTCAATGATGTATTCGGAATGAGCCATAATGCTCAGGGCGAAGGATCTGTAGATAAACAAGGTATATTCGTTGTCTCACGGATAACGGAAGTGCGCCATGTCGATCTCGTCGCAGACCCGGCAACGACACAATCGCTCACGGAATCAGCGACAGCAAAGCAGAAAACAGAAGAAGCAGCGTACTCTGGAGTTTATCGAACGAGTAAAAAACGCTCTCCTAAAGCGAGGAGGGGATTCGTGAAATCTAAGAGTAAAAGCGCAAACAAGCCTACTGGAACTATTAAAGAGAGTGAAGACGAGACTAATCCAGTAGCTAATGAAAAAGAGACGGGTAGAAAAGACTTACACCACCGGATTATGCAGATCATTACCCGTGATGATATGGCTGATGATCGTAAAGCTGATGCTGTTCTTGATTTCCTTATGGATGAAATGGGGGACGAAGAAATGGATGCAACTGAGGCTATGGATCGTATTGATGATTCAAATAAGGATCAGAAGGGCGATATGCCAGCTGATTCAGGATCGGATGATACCGAAGAGGCGAAGGACACTAAGAAGTGTGCTAAGTGCGGTTGCGATTGCCAAGGCAGCATGGAGGCTGAAGAGGCAAAGTGCAACGAAGAGGATGGGTCTTGTGGTGATGGGAAGGAGCGGATGAAAGCTGTAAAGGAATCTAAAGATCCTAAAGAAGAATTGAAATACTTGAGAGCTAAGGACAACATTCGCAACTTGTGTGAGCAAGCTGGAATTAAGTTTGAAGATTCTCTCGTAGAAGACCTTTCGAGTCTTTCGGCTTCTTCTCTGGAGCGTCAGATCAAGCGAATTGCTGCTTCTGAGAAAGCTGCAAAGCCAAAATGCCCACCAATCAATGCCCCACTTCAAGAGAGTAAGGGTAGTGGTATTCCTGAAGGTGATTCTTTGTTCCGTTGGTTGCAAAACTAAAAAGGGGGTACGACGATGAGTACGACTTTTGGTGGTGGCAGACTTTACAAACCAGCAAGCGATACGGTGATGAGCCTCGCTAGCGCAGCGTCAACTGCCATCAGTGTGGGAGATCTGCTTTACTGGGACAGCACCAACAAAGTGCTGAAGCCCTTCGATGCTTATGTAGCAACTGGGACGGTTAATACCGATCAAGCTGCAATTCGTGCAGTTTTCGCTGGCGTTGCCCTTCAAGGCAAGCTGGCAACTGATGCCAGTGCTGGCTATCCAGCCTTCAATGGTGAATCAATCACTTTCGCCCCTGATGCCCTGTATGAGGCCACTTGTGCAGCAGCAACTTTTGAGCCCGGCGATCTGGTTGCAGCTTCGGTTGCAGCAACTGCTGGTGCTGGAAATGTTGCAGCGCAAACACTCGTAAAGACCACCGATTCTGGTGAGGCACTTGGTTATGTAGTTGAGCGTTATGCATCGAATACCACATCGGTGCGAGTGCGGTTGATTGGGCGATGGTCGCCTTACAACTTCGCTGATTACAACACCATCACCTCAGCCTGATCCACAACACAATAAGAAAGGTACTGATCCATGAACACGATGAAACTTAGAAATCTGTACGAGTCCCGAACCAAAGAAACCAACGGTCGATGGCGTTTCCTAACCGAAATGCGCCAAGGCCTTGGTCTTTGCGACAAGGAAGGGAACGACAACAAGGACTTTGCTGGCAACCGCATCTTGAAGGACCGTAGCGTCCGTCCAGAGCAGTTCAGCCTGCAAGAGCTTGCTGAATCCATTGTTGGGCCAAGCTGGAGGCAGATCTTCAATCCTGAATCCGGCACAATGAATCAGTACACTGTAGCTCGTTCGCTGGTGGAAACTGGTTTTCCCAATGAGCAACGGGCACTGGTCGAGGCCACTGGTTTTGGCCTTGATCCTTCAGCCTTTCTGAACATCAATACTTTCACCTCCATCGTTGGTGGACTGGTTGAAGTAAAGATTTTGGAAGCATTCCAGAATCCTGCTCTGATTGCTGATCGTCTGATGCCTGTTGAGTCCACAAAACTCAATGGTCAGAAGATTATCGGTCTTCAGAACATCGGTGATCGTGGGCGTAGGCGGGCTCCCGGTGAAACTCATCCTCGTGCCCAATTCGGGGAGCGTTGGATCGAGACTCCAGAAACCCGTGAAAATGCCTTGGCACTTGATGTTCTCAAGGAAACGGTTTTCTTTGATCTGACTGGTGCAATTCTCCAGCAGGCATCTAGTATCGGCACTGAGTTGGCATACCGTAAGGAACTTGAAGTAATTGATACCTTCCTTGGTATCAACAACTCATTCAAGTACAGCGGTACTGCTTACAATACTTTCCAGGCAAGCCGAACACTTGGCTATCTGAATGCCCATACGAACCAGCTGGTAGATTGGACTTCACTCCAGTCTGCTTATCTGCTGTTCACTCGCCAAGAAGATCCTCATACGGCAAAGCGTTTGCTCATTACGCCAGATACCATTTTGGTCAATCCGGCGAAGATGGCAACCATCAATCTGATCATTGGGGCATCCTCCACTGATCGCCGTACCACTCCGGGTTCAACTCAGGCTACTGCTTCTGAATTGAACATTGCCAGCACTCCGGGCAATCCTTACAGTGGCCAGTTCAATGTTGTGACCAGCCCGCTTGTTGAGCAGCGATGCTTGGCAGCTGATGGTCTGAACTTGAATCAGGCTAACACTGATGGCTTGTGGTTCATGATGCAAGCTGGTAAACCATACCGCTATATGCAGAACTTCCCGCTGACTGTAACCCAAGCAAGCCCAAGCCAGTACGAAATGCTGGATCGGGGCATCGTAGCATCCTACTTCGCTGAAGAGCGAGGTATCCCAAGCGTCTGGAGTCCTTGGCACATCGTCAAGAACAACAACGCTTAATAACTGAGGCATACAGATGAAACCCACCACATCTGATAAGCCTGTTGTTGCTACGCCAATGATGAAGGCATGGGAAGTTGCTTATGGCGATTTACCCCGTGCCTTCATCAAGGCTTATGGCAGAGAACAGGCCAAGAACGAATATCGAATTCGTTACCATCTGCATGAAAGTAGACAACCAATCGCATTGGAGATGAAAGATGTCAGCGGAAACTGATCTAGATCAGGCAATCGCAAACATCTCTTCAGCGATCAAGGAAATAACTGCTAGTCCCAAGCCCAATTACACGGTCGATGGTCAGACCGTGGCTTGGGGGGACTATCTCGATACATTGACAACCAAACTGGCATCATTGATAAAGACCAAGCAGCTTATTGGTGGACCATATCAGCGCATGACAAGGATGAAATCCCGATGAAATACGCCAAGATTGACGCATCTACAGTTGGATCAAATACCATTGTTGATGCTGTTGCTGGTAAAAGAATCTTGGTCTTAGTATATTCGTTTATGGGTTCAGGCAATCAAAACGCATACTTTTGCTCAAATGCTACGGCGATTACTGGGACACTCTATTTAAACAATCACATACGATCTACGGCAGCATATGGGGCAATGACTCCAGCTGGTGCTGTTGGCTTGTTTAGGACCGAGATTGGCGAGGCCTTGAATTTAGTTCTGAGTACAACAGCTAATGTTGGTGGTCATCTCACTTACTTGGTAACGGACTAATAAAATGGCAAATCTCAGAACAGTATTGACAATTCAATACACTGATGAGTTGCCACCAGAAGAACCAATTCTTCCAGCTATTCCAGTTAAAGAAGAGAAAACTAAGCCCACTGGCATACTTTCAAAAGTAGGCGATTTCTTTACAAATCTATTTGGTAGATTTTCTGGGAAAAAGGCTAAAGACAAAGAAGTGGTTCAAGATGAGCCAACGATGGTTGAATTTGAACCTCCAGAGGTTGATAGAAAAGCTAGAAAGAAATATTTGCTTCAGTTTGCATCACAAATTGTTGAGAAACATAAGCAAAATATTAATGTTAAGCATCCTCCAGCATCATTGCCGGGAGAATACCCAGCGAGGCGATCTGGGAGACTGCAAAGAAGCATTTACTACAAGCCTCGCACTGCTGAATCGCTTGAGGATAACAGCAGGATAAAAATTGGATATAAGAGTCAGGGAAAACCTGATCCTGCATTTTATTCTAAAATATTGGCTGGAAGAGGAAGACTTGGATTGGCAGATACGGCAGATAATATGCCAAAACCAAGTAAATTTGGTCAAATAGAAATACGCTATCCGGGGGATAGATCGTAATGCTAGATATATCGTCAGACTATGAAGTATTTGACAACAAAGAGAATATTTCATTTCAAAATATTGGCGAAAACTCTATAGTAATTTCAAATGTTATTCGCCGTCCAGCAAATCTTGCATTTGAAAGTGCTGCTGGAACAATTATGTACACTGTAGCAGTTGAATTTATTATTTGGAAATTAGAAGCACCTGTAACATTTATACCAAAATTAAATGCAAAAATTACAGACAATTTAGGAAAAATATATAATGTAGACAGCATTGAGGATGGCGTGTTACGCTCTAGATGGAATGTAAAAGCTACTGCTCAAGCATCACTTGGGGTTAATTGATGGCTAGTTCAGTATTTTGGGAAGCACTGGTTTACACCAAGCAGCGTCTTGAGGCGATTCCAGCAATCCCAACTGTTAAAATTCGCAAGAAACCTGTACTACTCCAAGAAGACACGATCCCACTTATCCTTGTCACTCCGGGCAAGGAAAAGGTTGGGATGGAAGCATTTGAGCGGGTAGTCGAATATATCTACGAAATCCAAATAACTATGATCCGGCCCGGTAATCGTATATACGAAGCAGATGTTGAATCGTTCTTAAAATTACGCCAATCTATTAGAAATAGTCTTTATCAGCCAACTCTTCCCGGTGCAAACACAGTAATTGATGCAATTATTGAAACAACCGCACCTTTTGATGTTGTATCCGGCGATGCGGGCAATTATGATATATCTGGTTTAATTATTAGATATAAAAGTATTGAGGAGCGAGTTAGCTAATGGCACTGAACTCTGCTTCGACATCACTGAGTTTATCTTGGGACCAGCAAAAAACGGTTACTGGATTTGATTCTGTAAGTCAAGGTCCAGATGCCGTATCGCTATCAGTGTCCCCAAATCTAACTGGAACTAATCCAGTAAATATCGTATTCGCAGAGCAGCGAACTTTGGCAGCTTCTGGGTCATATACCTATGACATGAGTACGGGCCTAACCGATCTCCTTGGTAATTCAATCGCATTGGCCCGAATTTTCGCTGTAGCCGTCACTTCATCTTCTGGAACAGTTGTATACGCTCCCGGCGCATCAAACGGTTTAGAGTGGTTCCTTGGCGGAACAAGCCCAACTATTAGCATCCCAGCTGGAGCGGGATTCATATTTACGACTCCCACTTTCCAAGCAGTTAGTGGAACTGACAAGACATTGACTCTTTCTAGTTCTGCTGGTGCTACTTACAAAATTGCATTTTTAGGAGGTCAGTAATATGGCTTATTACGCTGGCAAGACTGGATTCCTTAATATCGCTACTGTTGCTCAGCCATTAGAGGAGTGGAGCTTAGAACTTGAAACAGAAGAAGTAGAATTTACTAATTTTGAATCGTTTGGAATGAAGTCAATTCTTGGTGGTATTCGTGGTGGCACTGTTTCTGGATCGGGAGTCATGGATAGCGTTGCTGGTGCAGCGGTCCTGACCAGCTTTTCTACAGCAGCTACATCGGGAACAATCATAGAGGTTGAGTGTGGTTTTGTTAAAACCGGCTCAATTGGCATAACTGTCAAAGCGGTCCTTACTAGCTTGACAATTGGAAACAATGTAAAAGAAAAGGCAACTTTCGAGTTTAGCGGAACATTGAGCAATATGGATTCTTCAACCACAATCCCAGTTCAAGCGCAGAATTCTCCACTAGCTATTGCTTAATAAATAGGAGCAAACCATGCCCTTCTATCTTGGCAAGGGTTCTGGTATTGTCTTCACTTCTGAGACTCGACCGGGAACCGTCCTTAATCTTTTTGCCGATGAATGGGGCATCGAGATTAAGGACGAGTCTATTAATATTACAAGCATAAAACCACTTCGTGATAAGAATGTCATAAACGATCTCGCAGCTGTTCCAGCTTGGAGAGACTTTGGCATTCCAATGCAAATGCTTAATGGCGGACTCCGTGAAACAGTAATTACTATGCACGGATTTCTATTTTATGACAACACAGTAAGCGTTAATGATGATGCAAGAATTCCAATCATAAATGAGCGTGGAAAACTTGAAATAAAATATAGTAATAACGCTGGACTTAAAAAAAACCTATTTAAAGCAGACAGCGTTGTTGTAATTAGTTCAAAATTTGATATGTCAGTGACTGGTGCTTTAGAATATGATATAGAATTCAATGTCCTAACTACTGACATTGATTATGTACCCCACCCAGCAAAGGTTTAATCATGGGAATCAATACGCTTTCTGACTCTCTTGGACAGTCTGGCGGAGCCATTGAATGGACTTGTTCCAAGGGGAATAAATACAAGATCTCGTTAATGACTCTTGAGAAGCAATCAGAGTTTGAACGAGCATTAGAGAAGCGGGCAATTGAGAAAGTAAAAACGCTTAAAGATGTTCTTGAGAAGGATGAATACTCAGCTGAAATATCAAAGGTAATCGAATCAATTAAAGATGGCCATTATATTTTTGGTGGCCCAGCTGCATCTGACGCATTGAGAACACTTTGGGGAATTTCCAATTTAATGGCAATCCTAATCGGGGTATCTCCCAATGATGCCAGCATTATTATTGCTGAGAATAATGATATTGGCGAAATCATGGAAATGGTAATTGAAAGGTCATTCCCGGTGGCATCGGGAAAGGGGAAGAAGGGGGAGGGCCAGTAAGGCCAAATTGGCCCCAGCTTGTTGCTGGGTTAATTGATGAGCCATATTGCCTGACGATGGATCAGGTAGCAAAACTAACCATGAGACAGGTATCGCTAATTTACTACCGGGAGCGTGACAAGAAGACTGGGGTTCCAAAGAAGATAAATCCAAGCTGGGATAATAGTGTAGACAATGCTTACCAGCAGTTTATTTCGTTAGGCCTCTTCTTTGGAAAGTCCATAGAAGAGCTACAGGCGGAGTGGGACAAAGCAAATGGCAACTCCAGCTGACAATCTAGATTCACTTGTTGCATCTTTTGGAGCAATCCAAGGGATCATGTCTAATATTGATGTTTCAATTCAAACTGCAAGCTCCACAACAAACAATTCAATAAATAACTTAATAACAGAAACAAATTTAAGGCTTGATTCATTAATATCAACAGTTGAATCTATTAATATGACTGCGATGCTTGGATTAGCATCACCTATTAGTGTAGATGTTAATGGAATAACTCAAGTTATTGATGAACTACAAAATATTTCAAATTTAATTATTGATCTTGATGCAACCTTGGTAATGGTTGGGAACAACATCGTTTCTCAAATTCAAATGTCAGGAGCAACTACAATATCTACTGGAGCAATTGAAAGTGAATTAATTTATCAGACTGCTGTACTTGAAAACATTTCAAGAAGTCTTCTTGATATACAAAATGTACTATGGACATCACTTCGTGCAAGCAATATGAATTTTAATGAATTGGGAGATTCTGATTGCTGTGAAAGACTTATTGCAGAAATTCAAAAACTGGTAAATGGCAATAACAATAATAGGAATCAAAATAATAAAGGAGATCAAGCATCCGGTGGAGGAGCAAGTTTCAATAAAGCATTAGCTGGAATAACTGGTGGCATTGGAACGGCATTTGTTTCAATTACAACTGAGCTTGTAAAATTTGGATCTCAAATAAAAGCAGCTGCTTCAAAAGGTGGTTTTGCTGGATTTGCAGGAGTGATGGGTCTTATTGCCACAGCAGCAGCTGGAATACCTGCTGCGTTCATGAGCATAGTTTCACTTGGTAAATCATTTGTTGGCGCACTTGATCCAGCATTGATGCAGCAGCTTGAACTGGCATTTGCTAATTTAAGCGCAGTAATAGGAATTGCATTTACGCCAATAATTTCAGCAGCAGTTGTCATTTTTCAAATGATGGCAGATCAGCTAAAACCAGTGATGGAATTCCTTGTTCCATCACTAAATAATTTTGCTTTAACTTTAATAGATATAGCTGTTCCATATGTTGAAATGCTGGCTTATGCTTTGGCAGAAATGGGCCCAGTAATTGACAACTTAACTGGATTAATGCAACCACTTGCAGCAATGGTAATGCCATTAATTATTGCTGGCTTCAGAGGACTTGCAACAATATTGAATTTAATTATTGGAGTTTTCAATTTTGCTATTGCTGGAGTATATGCGTTAATTGGAGCTTTTAATAAAGCAGCTGGATGGCTAGTCAGTTGGGTTAGTAAGGATAGTGCAAAAGCAATGGATAAAAGCGCACAAGACGCATTTGCTAATGTTAAAAAATATGGCGATCAGGGAATGAAATCCTTTTCCGATGCTTTTGGAGATGTTAGCAAAAAAGTTGCCCCAGCTGTAAAGGGTGGCGGTTCTGGCATGGCAGCAAAACAAGCAAGTTACGCAGGCATATCTGACCTTGGAAAGAGCATGATGCAAGCTGCATTTGGTTCAAGTAAAGAAGCGGTTGCCAATCAACAACTTGAACAGCAAAGACGGGCAGCTGATGGAATTGACAAACTTATTGGCCTTGGATTAAGGCAAGATGTTGGAAATAGAAGGCAAGCTGGAGTCCGTGGATAATGGCAATTGCAGCATCATCCAAAGAGTTATATGAACTCCTTGATAGGACTTCTCCATCAAAAGCCACATTCCAAACGGATGGTGGCTCAGCGACAATGGATTTTATTATCGAGCGTAAAAAAGTTGGATATGTGATTGAGGATATTCTTGGAAGCGTCTTCAAAGCTGGCGATGGTACTGGTAGACTCATCCGTAAATTACCAGCAGCACATCCATATTATGATTGGCTATTTGCTTCAAAAATAAACAACATTGAAGGAATTCGCCCAATTGGCAGAGAGCTTGGCGAGACATACCAAAAAGATCCAAGTCTAAATTATATTTACGACTTCGTTACTTACGAACAGTACAAGGTATCTGTTCAGTTTGAACCTCGTCCTTACCTGATGATAAACGATACAGATTTGAAGGGAAAACAAGAACAAAAGAAATGGTACTACAATCTTGCCGAAGACTTCGTTAATTTTACTGATCCAAAAGAATACTTGCGATTCGTAGATGTTGAATGCGAACCTGCTGCTGAATTTCTTTCAAGTCCTCAAGGTCAATTCCGATTCAAGACTTCGGACAATACTCCTCCCGGTGGACCTGCTCCTAATGGTGGTAGCTCAGTTACAAACCAAAATGGTGGTGGAATCAATCTGCTAGTAGTTAAGCGGAAGATAAAATTTACTTGGTTCTTTGTTCCATACGAAGTCATATTTGCCGAAAATGTCACTTCAGGATTTGGAAAAGTCAATCAATATAGTTTCTATGGGTTCCCTGCCGGTTCGCTTCTACTGGAGGGTACAGAGGTCAAGCGTTATCCACCTCCAGAGCAATCAATTAAGCCTGACCCAGTAAATGCTGGCCCAGTAGCTCAGAAATTGTGCGATATTACATTCGTATTCAATTGCCTCATGCAACCAGAGAAAGACTTGAGTACGAAGATCCCGGCAAGCACTGGGTTCAAAAAAACATATGGTCACAATCTTCTTCCTCGTGCAGGAGAATTGAAATATTATTATGTGGAAGGTGATTTCAATAGCAGACCAGTCTACGAGTCTTATCCAATGGAGAGGCTGTTTCAGGTGATATAAAATGCCAATGCAAGATGTAAGAAATATTGGCGGGAAAAATCAGGTTGTAACACCTGAATGGTTCGTCGCACGAATTACAGAGGTTGGTGCAAGTCAGACTGGAAGCGGAACCTGTATTGGCTATCCTCATGGATGGATTGAACAGAGTGTTTGCAAAAATGCAATTGGTTATGAAGACGCACCAGTTGAGTCAGCAGATTCAGGAACATTGGCCGATAGCGATAATGTCGCCTACATGATTGGTGGTGGACAGGCAACAGTTGATGATCTTGTCCTAATGCGAATTAAGGCTATTGATACTGATGGAAAAACTGTATACGAATTTCAGCCAAGGGGTGGCGGTGGTGGTGGTGGAACTGGATATGTAACATCAGTCCAGTGTACTGGTGGATATTTGATTGTGAGTTATGATTAATGGCAACTCTTGACTGTAAAACACTGGCTCCCGGCCTAACTTATAATCCTGCATATTTTCCATGCTGGGGGCTAAGAGCATTACCTTCAACCATGTCTTTTTCTGCTGGACCGTCAACGCCAATTCCACCAAATACCTCATGTAATACTGGCTGGCCAACTTCAGTAATTACCGGAACACTTACAAGAACTGGCCCATGTGATTTTACATGGGGCTATTCCACTGGATCATTTGGTATTCTCTTCGCTTGGACTGGTGGGGGAATCCCACTTAGCTGCACAATAGATCAAGCAGAATTGTACCCAAGCTGGTCATTGAATAATGTGACTGGTACTCCAACTGGATCATGCAGTCAAAATCCTACTACTGGAATTGTCACATTGACATTCAATGGGATTATCTCAGATGGATTCTGTACTTGTCCAATAACAGTAACTTTTAGTGGGTGACGCATGGCCACTCACGGGCCTGTTTATCAGCTTTCTGGGAATTGCGTAGTAACTCCCAGTAGATTGTGTATGCCATTTAAAGAGTTCTGCATCCATACGCTGATGCACTCTCCGGGTATTGCTCAACCTATTGATCCACAAGCTGGAATATTTGGTTGTATGGCTAGTCCACAAACAACGAATCTTGGAACTCAATTCCTTCCTCAGCCAAAAATTCCAAGCAATATTAATCGTGCGCCAGTGTACGGAAGAACATCTGATAATTTAACTCTCGATTTTTATTATCAAATAGCAGACCTTGCTCCTTGGAGATCAAGGAAGGTACTAGGCGTTTCCGATCCATACAACAAAAAGACTTCGGGCCCAGCTGTATACCAAGGGCATATGGTTACAGAGGTCAGACGGAGACTACGAGGAGCATCTCCTAATAACGCCAACTATGTTGGCAGATACTCGCATTATTTTACTGACTCAAACGCTCCAATAAATGGCGAAGCAGACTGGTTGCGATTCATGCACCCAGCTGGATTATTTTGGACAAATAAAGGACTTTCTGAGCCATTCAAGGCAACTGATTACTATGAAGATACTGACCAGTATCCAGTCTTTACGGACAACTACAATCAATATTTCATTCCGTTCTGTTCTCCTCTAAATGTCTATAACGAAATTGGCCAACTTATTGGCCAGCACATTGGCTACACGATGATATTTGAGTTTGGATTCGCATACAATCGAGTTCCAACCAAGCCAAACTTGCCAGAAGACTATTACATTAATCCTCAGCCTATTCCGCCAATAAAGGTGACTCCTGAAAACCAATTCATGTCACTGGACTGTCATCTCTTCATGGTTAGTGCGCCAGTTGGTGGTGGTGGCGGAGCAACTGAAATAAGATCTCCACTCCTGAATTCAGTGCGCTATTGGTTTTACAATAAGCCAACATCGACATACAACATTTGTGCCCCATACATATATTTGAGTTGTGGCCAGACGACAACTGAGTGGAAATTTGATGTAACATTTAACCACTATGGAGGCGGAAGCGAAGTAATAAAGTTTGGAATATCCAACCTACAAATTTATGTGACCCCATAAAATGCCAACCATTGAAGTAAGACCGGCATCGGCAACAGTTACGGCAACAACAAATATTACTGTTGCCACTAATGTGTGTGGCGAATTGCCATCAACAATTCCAGTAAATATCGACTGTTCATTATGCAATATTGGATTTCCGCAATTTGGCGGACAAATTTCAATTAATTTCTATGGCCCAATTTGTCCTCCGGCTACAACTCCCAGCCCAAGTTTTTGGCTTGGATCAGCAGCAAAGGGAGCGCAATGGCAATGTCCTAATCCGGGTATGAATGCTGAGCCTAATCCAAATAAATGGGTGGCTACTGGATACTTTGGGGGAATTGCATCTGGATCATGCGCCAATCAATACAAATTTGAAGCGGAATTGAATGCGCTTAATTACACGCAAATTAGTGTATCCGTAAATGTATATGTCTTAGTTCCGGCAACTGGTGGTGCTACTTGGGCATTGTATGCAGCATTTAGCGAAACAATGACTGAGACGGCAAGCATAGATACGACTCTTTACAGGAGTAGGGCATTCCAATCTCCAACCTATATGGCATTAAGCGTAAATCAAAATGGCGGAAAGGGCGATCCAGTTAGCTTTTACAAGATGGTGGTTGGCACTGAGAGTATGAGGGTTGGTTGTGGAGATCCATCATCAACTGGGAATACTGTTCCAGATGTATGTGGAATGTGGGATGGTTCGCAATGGCTCAGCTGTATGCGTGGATTCATAAAATCAACCGGCAATACATCAATCAGGGAATTCACCCAGCTTGGCTTTAATCCTTCTGGTTGTGGAGGAGTTGGTGGAACTCCATGCGAATGTGACACAATAACGCTAACTACAACTTCTCCACCAACTGGAACTACGACATACAATCTAGATCCATCTTTTGTGACGAGTTATGGGGTTCTTGGAATAGCAGGCGGAATTGAAGCAGTTGGCGCACGGCAGCAGCTGCAAATTGGCAAGGGAACTGATTGTGGAATAGCAGTAGTTGTAAAACAAATAAACAATGGGACGATTTACATTTGTACTAATGACAACGGGGCTGGGTGGATTTGTTCTGCTGCAACATTGGCCCAAGCAAATAGCCCTCATATATTAACGGCATCCCGGTCAACCTTTGTTGTTTATCTGTACTCGCTTAATTTCCCAAATTCTGAACTGCTTTCAGTGGAATGCTACACCCCTCCAGCTGAAGGGTTTATTCCGTTAGAAGTACCAATACAGGCGGAAGTAGTACAAGAACCAATTCCAGAGGATCAATCTCAAATCAAAATGCTCAGGCGGATGAAATTAAACTGCATCCACCTTGGAGAAGTAATTCCCAATTCAAATCGAGGCGGTTGTGGATCATGCTCAAAATACAATTGCGCCATTCATGGAGAATGTAGGAAAATAGATAATCTAAATGAAGTTAAGCAGTGTATTACTTGCGAGGATTATTCCAATGGCTAATTTCGTATACAATAGTTTTTGCTATGATTTATGCTATAATACAATAAAAATCCCAACAGATGTATTCTACATGATGCTTGTCACATCGGCATACACTCCAGACAGGGCGCATTCTAAAAGGAGTTCAATAACGAATGAGGTATCAGGGGCAGGTTATACAGCTGGTGGGAAACAGGTTACCATGCTGCTCCAGACAGTAGATAATACGAATAACGATGTTGAAATTTTCTTCGATACTGTAACTTGGTCCTCATCCTCCATCACTGCCCGTGGAGCAGTCATTTACAAAAAACGAAGTGGACCATCATATTCAGATGAACTTATCCAATATATAGATTTTGTAACAGATAAAACCAGCAGTTCAGGCGATTTTATCGTCGCAATGGACGATTCACTTAAATTTCAATATATATAAGTATTGCATGACTTATATTTCTCAATTATATTGAATCAATAATCAATATTGAATTTGAGAGAACATACTGCATGGACTGGCTCAAATTTGTCGAGCAGTATGGACTTGCCTCAGCCGGGCTAGTTGCCGTGTTCTGGTATGTAATTTTACCGCTAAAAGACCGGCACATTAAATTCCTAGATACAACTGAAGAAACGAATAAATCCTTGGCTAGAACGATTGAAAAGCAGGCTGAAATACTTGAAGGCGTACAGACTGGCTTAGATCGGATGAATACTAAAATAGATAAGATGGAAGAAGTAGTTGAGAAGTTAAGCGTTGTAACCCAGCATCTGCGGATGCCATAACCGGGAGTAGATCATGGCAAGTCTTGTTTACAACTCGTTCATGCGTGACATAGCTACAGGTGCTGTGGACTGTGATACCGACACATTCAAAATGCTGTTGGTTACCAGCACTTATACTGCTGCAAAATCCCACGCAAAGCGTAGCGATATTACAAATGAGGTTGCTGCTGGTAGCGGTTATACTACGGGCGGGAATGCTTGTGCGCTGACTGTTGCTGCTACGGATAATGCAAACAATGATGTCGAAATCTCTTTCTCCGTCACTTCTTGGACAAGTGCTACGATCACCGCAAGGGCTGGTGTGATTTACAAGTCACGGGGTGGTGCGTCATCAGCTGACGAGCTTGTTGGCTATGTCGATTTCTTGTCAAACATTACATCAACAAACGGCACTTTTGCCGTAACCGTGTCCACTCCATTGAGTCTGACAAACCCAAGCTAATTTAGGGTGACCACCAATGGCATTGATTAAATCTGATAGGGTCAAGGAAACATCCACAAGCACCGGCAATGGAACATTTTCTCTTGCCGGTGCTGCTACAGGGTATCGGACCTTTGCGTCCGTATGCGTTGTGGGAGATACTTTCTTTTATGGAATTAGCAATCAAACTAGCGGTGAATGGGAGACTGGATTAGGAACCTATTCTGCTACAAATACGCTGACAAGAACAACAGTCCATGCCAGCAGTAATTCAGGGGCAATTGTCACATTTGGAGCAGGAACTAAGGAAGTATTCCTGACGGCATCCGCTCGTTATTTAGAGCGCATAGTCGATAATGAACTGTTCACTTCAGTTGGATCATCAACTTCAGTTGTCGCCGTGAATGACGGGCCTCAGCCACAGCTTGATCTGGCGTTCTCTGCGGATAAGACTCTGACCGCTCGATACGGACCAACGCCATCGTTCAGCCGGGCATCGACTGGAACAGTTACCAACTCGTCTGGCGTACTAACCACAGCAGCAATAAACGCTCCACGCTTCGATCACACCTATAACGGGACAAGCTGGGTATCTAAAGGATTATTGATTGAGGAGCAGCGGACGAATCTTTGCACCTATTCCGAAGACATAACGAATGCAAGTTGGACAAAGTACAACAGCGTTGCCGTTTTGGCCAATAACGCAACAGCACCTGATGGGAATTTAACAGCAGATAGGCTGTATCCAACCTTGCCAGGTGCAAATTTACTTGAAAAGGTAATTACTGGACTGACTAGCGGATCTACTTACTCTTACAGCTATTATGCAAAATCGGCAGGATTTCAATGGATTCGTGGCGTAGAAATAGCAGGTTCTGCAAGTTTTTGGGTCGATATAATTAACGGTGTAGTTGGAACAAAAGGAACTAGCGGATTAGGCACATTCTCCGTCAGTATAGCGTCAGCGGGTAATGGTTGGTTCAAAATTAGTGTGACCTCTGTAACGAATAGTACATCCCAATATATATACACAAGCCCGGCAGACGCAAACAGCAATACGACATCAACGCCATCTGGTACATCTGGTGTACTGTATTGGGGATTCCAGTTTGAAGCAGGAAATTTCAGCACCTCCTACATCCCAACAACGACCACCTCTGTCGTCCGTTCAGCCGATGTATGTCAGATCACCGGCTCGGACTTTAGTGGTATTTGGAATGCGACAGAGGGAAGTTTCGCTAGCGAAGTAAATCCTCTTGGTTCAAACGATAATAGAAACCAAGCGATAATTACCGCAAACAGCGGATCATTTGCCAATGTTATTGGTCAAGTGCGAAACATAATGAACACGGTTGGAGATTATGGCGCATTTATCAGAAGCGGAAGTGTAACAAGCGTCCAAATATCCAGACCGACAAACTCAATGCCAATCGGATCAATAAGCCGTGTAGCTACAGCATTCAAATTAAATGATTGCGCTGACACTTTAAATGGAGTTGCTCCATTAACAGATACGACTGTCACAATTCCGACAGTAAGTCAATTCTCAATCGGTGACTTTCATCCTAATGCTGGCACATTTTTCAATGGTCACCTATCCAGACTTCGCTACTTCAACACTCGTCTCGACAATCAAACACTCGTTCAACTCAGCGGTGGGATCAACAATCTAGGCTACAAGTCCATCACCGGAAGCGGTAACGCTACCGTCACGAATAACTACACCAACATCAATGTCAGCGTTCCTAATCCGCTGCCTGTAACGAATGGTGGAACTGGTGGAACGACTGCTGTTGCTGGGGCAGTCAATCTGATCAAATCTGCGCCCAATGACGGTGCGGAATACACGCTTAAGAGCAAGCAGATTGGCGGCGTTCCATCGTTCTACTGGGTGGATTCGACAGGTTACGCTCCGACATTGGATTTGTTGTTTGCTGCGGATAAAACACTTACGGCGTATACTGGGCCGACTCCTTCATATAGTCGAGCAAGCACGGGCACTTATTTCAATGCGTCTGGCGTACTAACAACAGCAGCAGTAAACGCTCCCCGTTTCAATCATGTCTACAACGGGTCTAGCTGGGTGTCTAAAGGGTTGTTGATTGAGGAGCAGAGGACGAATATGGCTACATATTCGGAAGACTTCTCCAATGCTGCCTATGGAATAAGTGGCGTTACTGTTTTAGCTAATCAGGTTGCTGCCCCAGACGGGAATACTACTGCCGATAAGCTGGCAATGACATCATCTGGGACTTTTTACCAGTCTCCGTTATATGGATCGGCTGGAACGCAGACAGGTTCTGTATGGCTTAGAGCTGATTCAACCCAGACTGTCATGCTTCGCATAGCTAACGATTCTGGCGGAGAATCGACAACATCAACGATTACGGTAACAACTTCTTGGCAGAGATTTTCAGTCGCAAGAACATTCGCAGCGAACCCCATTAAAATCTGGTTTGGCATCGACCAAAGAACCGCTTTAGGTGGGCCAAATGCGGCGGCTACCATATACGGATGGGGTTATCAGATTGAGCTTGGCGCATTCCCCACTTCCTACATCCCAACCACCACAGCAGCGGTGACAAGGTCAGCAGATGTTTGTCAGATAACTGGGGGTGATTTTAGTGGTTTTTGGAATGCGAGTGAGGGGAGTTTTGCGGTTGAGTTTGATGTTATATCGGAAAATGAATATCAAAGCTCTTTATATTTAGCACATCAAAGCGGAAGTAGTTGGATCGGTCAAAGGCGAAGCATGGGCGTAGGTATTTATTTCGATGTCTATAATTCCAATGTACAGCAGGCTAGATTAACTGCGTCAATGCCTACTGCTGGAGTTTTATTTCGCTCTGCGGCGTGCTACAAGTCAAACGACTTCGCCTGTTCTTTCAATGGTGCTGCCGTGTTGACTGATGCGGTTGGATCGCTTCCATCGCCAACATCACTAGCTATTGGAAACTTTCCAGCGTATGGCGAATATCACAACGGCCACATCGCCCGCCTACGCTACTACCCAGTCCGCATTCCAAACGCCACTCTACAGGTACTATCAACATGATTGACCTACTTCTAAAGTTCCAATCGCAAGAGCAAGCGGGGCTAATCGGTGAGCAGCTTGGCTACACTACCCGTGATCCTGAAACGGGTGAGTTTCAAACCACTCAAGCTACTCTCACGCTAGCCATCTGCGTAATAGGGGTGCATTACTATCCAGATGGAACGACAAGCGAAGGACCGAACGGTGAACAGGTTCCCAATCTGGTAGCAGATAATCAGTACTGGGTAATGGTGCGTTCTCTAGTAGACATGGTTATTCCACCAGAAATCCAGCCGTTTATTGTTGAGCGTAATCCAAGCGATCCTACTCAACCGCAGCAGCGTTGGGCCTAATATGTTTGGCGGTTATCCATTAGCTGACGCACCAATAAGCTACGGTGGATTCTTCACCGCATCAGCTAGTGGATCATTCGTATCAATAGTATTTACTACCCAGAGTGGAACGGCAACTGGTACTGCTTCCGCTTCAGGAATATCCCGATCAATCGTAATCTCTCCCCTGTCTGGATCGTCAATTGGTTCCTCGTCTGCATCTGGATTGTCCAACAGCCTGACGATCTCCAAGCAGTTAGGATCAGCGACAGGAACGGCACTAGCATCTGGTCAGTCTAATAGCGTTGTAATTTCAAAACTATCCGGCTCTGGATCAGGATCTTCTTTTGTTTCCGGACAGTCCAACACTCTGATTATTTCCAAGCAATTAGGCTCAGCTACTGGGAGCGGTGGAGCATCTGGTCAATCAAATTCCATCGTAATATCCAAGCAGCTTGGTTCTGCTACTGGTACGGCAACTGCTTCCGGTGCATCAAATAACCTTGTTATTTCTAAGCAATTAGGATCAGGGTCTGGAAGTGCTTCTGCTTCAGGATTGTCCAATACGATCACAATATCAACTGTCCAGAGTGGAACGGCGACTGGTTCTGCTCTAGCATCTGGTTTAAGTAATTCAATCGTAATCGTAAAGCAAAATGGTTCTGGTTCTGGATCGGCTACAACATCTGGATCAATCGGCTCAATAACAATCCAGCCTGTTGCAGGATCGGCTTTTGGATCAGCTGTAGCCTCTACTGAATTTGTTTCGATTGTCATAACGTCTTTAAATGGATCAGCAGAAGCAATAAATCCACCATCTTGGGCAAGAGGAAGGGTCTATTCGATCATTACTGCAACACCAAGGGCATATGCCGTTAATTCGGTCAATGCAGCAAAAAATGTCCTACCAATTAACTGAGGTGAGTCATGTTTGACATTGGAGATCAGGTAAGAGTCTCAGTCACATTCACCACAACAAATGGTGGAACCAATATAGATCCATCAACAGTTACATTGAAAATAAAAAACCCTAACAAACAGATTTTCCAATATACATATCCATCTGGCGTTAGTACAGACTCTGTTGGTATATACTATAAAGACTTTGAAGTATTAGAAAGTGGTAGATACTATTATCGCTGGGAAGGTGATGGTGGCAATCCTTCCGCAACAGAATCTTGGTTCATTGTCAAGGAAAGTCAATTTAGCTAGGAGTTATCATGCCTCTTAAAAAAGGTTCTTCTAATAAAACTATTTCTGCCAACATCAAGAAAGAGATGAAGGCTGGAAAACCTCAAGCTCAATCTGTTGCAATAGCACTCAGCAAGGCTGGGAGATCCAAGAAGAAGAAATAACTAACCGACATATCCGGGGCAGGGCGGGGTTGTTTTTGCTGTTTCCTGACACGCCTTATACCACTCCAGAAGATGAACAGCGTCATGGAGTGGTTGCCCCGGTTATCCTTTCTCTTACTGGAGAGTCTAATGGATTGGTCAATCCGTCAAACTGATCCTCATGCCTACCGCTTAGACTTTTCAAATGTAAAGGACAAAGATTGGCGGCGTGTCATGCTCCTATCCGATCTACATTGGGACTCTGCTCAATGTAACCGAGAACTGCTCAAGAGGGATCTAGACGAAGCGTTAAAAACAGGAACCCCCGTCATTCTGGTTGGCGATACTTTTGATATTATGCAGGGCAAATTCGATAAGCGTAAATCAGCCAAATCTCTTCGACCAGAACACCAAACAGACAATTACATTGACACAGTAATTGATGATGCAATCGACTGGTTTACACCTTACAGGGATGTTCTAGCCCTTGTCTCAAAGGGCAACCATGAAACCTCATGGGAAAAATACCATGATACGGATGTCTGCGCTCGGTTTGTATCAGGACTAAAGCGCAATAAATCCTCTGTACTTCTTGGAAAGTATTGGGGATTCGTGCAGATCGGAATGATTGAAAATCCAAAGAATCGAATATCAAAAACATTATTTTTTCACCACGGAGCAGGTGGGGGTGGAGAAATTACAAGAGGCCTTATAGATAACTCTAGAACTAGAGGTATGTATATGGCAGACGCATTTATATCTGGACATATCCATAGACGAAATTTAGATGAGAATATAGTATATCATTTAAACAACTTAGGAACAGTTTGTGCAAGGCAACAGCTATTCCTTCGTAGCTCGACCTATAAGATTGAAGATGATGGGTATCACGCAGAAAAAGGACGGGGGCCAAGGCCTCTGGGTGGATGGTGGCTTGAATTGCGCTATCTACGGAATTCAGATGTTGGGACTGATTGCAATATGAGGGCTTATCAGACATGATTACCACCACTCTTGGACTGTTAATTCTAATTGCGAATCAGCAACCAAAGCTGACTTTTCCAGCAAGATTGCAAGGTCTGCCGGGATCGTTCATTGTTGTCAAGCCTATTCAGATTGACGGCAAATCAGTCAAATACTTCACTCCGTCACCCGGCTTAAATCTATTTCCAGCTGACCTTCTATCAGATAAAACTGCAACGGTTGCAACTGCCAATCTGCCGGGTAAATACCTTGTCTATGGGTATACGGCACTGGGCGACATTCCAAGTGATCCAGCATCAATTGAAATCATTATTGGAGATTCCGGTCCAACTCCATTCCCTCCTAAGCCTCCAGCCCCAAATCCTCCTGATCCTGATCCTACCCCTTCTCCAACTGATCCTTTATCAGAAGCATTGGAGGCTATTTGGGGCGCACTAGACGAGCCTAACAAGGTTCAATCCAAAGCCAAACTAGCTCAAGTCTATCGGGAATCAGCCAAGGTCTGTAAAGATCCAGCCTTCTTAACTGTTGGACAGGCTTTTGCACGATCTAAGGAGATCGGTAGGGCTACATTGCCAGATTCATCATTATCTTCGCTCAGATCGAGGATCAGTGAGGAGTTGAGGTCTGTGGTCCCAATTGATCCTTCCGTCATTCTGAGCGCAGAATTGAGGGCAAAGATTGCATCTCAGCTGGATCGTATGGCTAATCTTGTGGAATCATTGAGGTAATAACATGGAAGACCAATTTTACAAGCCGGGATGGGAAGACCGGCCAGAAGAGGTTGTAGCGATTGCTGACCTCCAGCCTATGCCTGTATTCGGTGACACTCCAGCAGGGCAGGCGGATATTGTGCTGCCTAAAACCTGCTACTTTTGGAAAGTCCATGAGAAGGTTACTGGGCAAAAGCCAATTCCTTATAACCAACTAAAAGTTGGCAGTTGCGTTTCTTTTGGAGCAGTTTCGGCCATTGAGGGAACAATGGTCAATGAAATCATGCGTGGAGAGAAAGAGGAATTTCGCCAGCTATGTCAGGAAGTCATTTATGCTGGTTCACGCATTGAAATTGGCAAGGGCAGGCTTGGCAGAGGCGATGGTTCAATTGGCGCATGGGCAGCTGAATTTGCCATGAAGTATGGAACAATTGATCGAGCTATTTATGGCAAGTACGATCTTACTAAATACGAAGAAGAACGATGCCGTGTATGGGGCAATACCGGGGTTCCAGACGACCTTGAACCTGATGTTAAAAAGCATCCAGTAAAGGGAATTACGCTAGTAAAAACTTGGGAAGATGCCAAGAAGGCATTAGCTCAAGGCTATGGGATTAGCGTTGCATCTAATCAGGGTTTTACAATGTCCCGTGATGCCAAGGGGATAGCTCAGCCCAAAGGGCGTTGGATGCACCAAATGTCTCTATGGGGCTACTCCACAGAAGGCAGTGAAAAGGGCTGGATTAGAAATAGTTGGGGCGCAAATGCCCATACTGGCCCAGTAGGTGAAGGTGATCCACCCACTAGCGGATTCTGGGCTGATGCCGAAGTTATCTCTAAAATGCTAAGCCAAGGTGATTCTTGGGCCTTCTCTGGACTGTCTGGATTCCCAGCCAAAGATGTAATCAATGTCGATTGGAATCTCTAGGAGTTAATTATGTCATTGCTTCCCTACCCAGTGGTTTTCCCTCAAGAAGCACTGCTGATGATGCTCGACAAGTTTCGAGGTAGAGAGGTATCTACCCCAGATCTTGTCAATGCTGCATGGAATGTAGCAGGTTATGCACTTGGACAGTCACTTGGTGGTGGTCAAATGGTTGCAAGTAATTTGCCTCAACTGGACTCTGGTGAAATCAATGAGGCCGATCTGATTGCATCCGTCCTTCAACAGCATGGCTCCCAAGTTGATGGCGCAGAAAAGGCAATTACCTTCACCATTATCCCGTGGGTTGTTTTGGCCAAAGTTGCTATTAAGCTGCTTGCCAATCTTCTTTAACGAACCAAGGGGTTGAGCAGGTAATTGGCTATCTGTGTTGGATTGCCAAGGTGGGGGCTTGCTCAACCCCAAGGATACTTTAATGCTATCAGACATTATTAGCTTTGGTCAGCGTATCTGGGGTGAGATTCAGCGTTCATCCCGTTGGCCATCCGTTAGGGCTAAATTCTTAAAGGGGAAATCCTGCTCAGCTTGTGGGACAAAGAAGAATCTGGAAGCGCATCATGTTATCCCACTAGCTCATGGTGGAGATGAATTAGAGGAATCAAATCTAATTGGACTATGCCGTAATTGCCATTACTTTATTGGACATCTCCAAGACTGGACAAGTTTTAATTGTGATGTCCATGCTGACTCTGCATCGTATTTACAGAAGCATACTAATAGACCAAAACTCATCAAGCCGGAAGAAGATACGCCACTTATCTAATGCCGGATACAAGTCTTACTTTTAGGCATTGCTTTGGACTGGCAACCTTTAGCTGCACAACGACCACTAGCAATTTTATCTTTCATTATTTGCAAATCTTGTTCTTTTTTAATCTGAGGCAACCGGCAACTCCTACATAAAAGTCTTGGTCTAATTACATAACAGTCTCCGCATCTTTGACACTTTTCTCTTCTCTTGCCTCGCTTAGATGGATGTTGTTTACATCGAAAACAAATGCCAGTTTTATCTAGAGTTGGCCAATTGCATTTCTTGCACTTTGACTTTCCATCTAAATCTTTATCCCTTTTAGGAACAGGCTTTTTCTTTGATTCTGATTTAAATAGCTCTTGCCGTCTTCTGTTCCTTTCAGCTGCTTGTTGCCGAATAAACTCTAAATAATCACCAGCATAATACTCATCCATTCTTATCTCATCCTCACCCAACCAGCCATTTCTTCGTCTAGAAAATCGACAATTTCGACAACAAGCAAAATCCAGTTAATTGGATTCAGCATCACCAACTCCCGGCAACGGATAACCACTCAATTTATGAGCTTTTTCAATAAGATCTTTCGTTGGTAGATATGGAATAATCAATGAGATAAATTCCATCAATTCCATACACCGATCCTTGGAACAAATCTTTTTTCTTTCTTTCAATTTTTGACGCATAATTCTTTGCGTTTCCCTATCTTGTCTTGCTGATTGAATTATCGTTACAACAGCTAAAAATGCTTGTGGCGGATAAACCCATTTCTGAGGAGAAATTTGTAGTGGTGCTGGAATACGCCCAGAATTAATAAGTTTCCAAATTCTTTGTTTGGAAAGTTTTACTTCGAGACATAAATCACGAACTGATTTCGGTTCAAATTCTGGAAAAGGCATTTTCATCACTCCCCTCCCGGCAGCGGTGCCTTGCAGTATCCGGGCTGCAAATTGTCACCCGGCAAGCCTTCGCCTTTGACATAAATTTCGTGGTAGCGTCGTTTGCCCTGAAAGTAATTAACCAACTCTTTTTCGCCAGTTTCATCCAGCCAGCGTGATGAGTACATCACTGGTGGTGATGGTCCGATGTATTTTTCACCAGCCATCTCGGAAGCTATTGCTCCAGCGTGGATAAGAACTTTAAAACTTGCGAATTGCTCTGCCGTCATTGGTACGCTTGGGTCTGGCGTATCAATCAGCGGTGCAAACTTTTTGTCCAGACGGCAAAGCAGCTCTTCTAGCGTTTTCTTGCAGCACTCGTTCATTGCTCATCTCCTTTGGCAGCGGGCCGATTGGTCGCCAGTGGGTGGCGTTTAAGTTTTCCCAATGGTCAAAAGGATATTTTGAACAACACAAGATCGGAGCTAACTTGTTTGCCAAAATAAGCTGACATTGCTGTTCAGCTTCCGGCTTCTCCTCTGGCCATTTGCGCCAGCGGAGCAGGTCACGCATTTTGGCGTTCACGGCTTTTAGCTCAGCCAACTCGTCGAGCCAGTCCACATCACGGTCGCCCATTGCATCCTCCCGCTGAACGCCCAGCCAGTCGCAAAGACTAGCTGGGCACAAACAACCGTTTAGCCACCAACTCTGCCGTTGTACCAAGCAGTCACAACCGACATCGCTGCCTTAATAGCAGCCTCAGCAACAGCGTCTGGCACATCGTAAAACTTGATATTTTTGCCATCTTCGCCAGAAATCGCACCAACTTGCAGGGATGCCTTGTTGTCCTTGAACGAAAGGTACTTCAAGTACCCGTACCTGCTGCTGTCGCCGTTTGGCTCAGCAGCCAGTACAGGCATCCTCTGGTGGCTGTCGGAATAAGCACAGCACGAACTAGTCCAGAAACCCGGAACACTCTTATCGTCAGTCATGTTGTCACCTCGTAGCATTCCATCTCTCTGGAGTCACACCACTGGGAAACGGCAGGTGTCGCCGTGGTTCACTCGCCTCCCGACAGCGGGCCGATGGCTGCCCACAATTCCAAATCGTAATAAGCACCTTTGTAGTTCCGCATTTCCCACTTGTGATGAAGAATAGCATGTCTAAGCCTGTCGATCTCAGCCCTTGCTTCTTGCAATTCAGTTAATGTATGTTCTGCGTCACGGTCGCTCATTTCTTCTTCTTCCTTTTCAGTTTTTCGTTCTCTTCTTCCAGTTCAATAACTCTAGCCATCAATCGCTCATGTACTTCATCTTTAATTGAATCGTAAAGTCTGGGAACATCTGACGCATTCTCTACTGGGTTTTTATCTACACGAATCTGTATGTTCAACTTGTAGTATTGCTCTTTAAAAGTTGGTTGGACATACTGCATCCCATCCAAAGAATTAATAGTTTCAGCATTCATACTGTATTCTGGATAAATCTTAATGTCTGTGACATTCGGTATCTTCAACCCAAAAAATTGAAGGTCTACTCCAGTTGCCTCATTACTTGGTAAAATTGTCCAAGGAGAACTACCAATATTGCTCATTTGTCATCTTCTGATTTAAGCCAAAAAGACTCAATACTTTCCTCCACAAGAATTGAACCACCATTTTGCATACGAACTAATACCCAGTTACTTTCATCAGTGCAGGCTTCAACGAATGATATTTGATTTGGGTTTATCAAAACATTTTTTTTACGGCAGACGCTGGCCCATTTCGCCATACAAGGGTTTTCAGGGTTATAATTCTTATCAATAATATCGACAGTTTTTGTCATAAACATCTTCATTATAAAACTCCAAAAGATTACAGATAAAGAACCATTTCACCCCCAAGGAATCGAACCCCAGCGCACACAACCAGCGGATGAACAGAAAGTAGCATCATCAAAGCCATATTCTAAAATAGCCCTAATGATTTTCGATACCCATTTGGTTGCCGTCCTTGTCACTCCTCCCGGTTTAATGTCCCTAATCGCACGGGAGATCAATTAGGTTTTCCACTCAAGTGGCTTATCGTGCGATAGAGCATGAAGCGCAAATAGCCTGATCTTTAGGTATACATCTAGTACCACAGTCAAAGCAAACATTATCCACACTATCCAGATCAGAGTGAGACTTGCCATCTTTAAGCCAGAAGAATATTTGGTAATACTCTTCTTTGCCACCCCACAAATCATAGGTAGCTTTATCAAGCACTAATTTCATTCTATTGTTCAAATCGTGATTGCCAACACGATTTAAAATGGCAAATTTAACTTCACCTCCAGTTCCTATATCAACTCCATTTTTCTGGACAGTAACCTTGGGAATTTCGCCAATTAATAATTTAGAAAATGATTCCCGTGATATTCTGTATGGCCCAGTGGTAACGCTATCTGGCCCCCATCTAGTTGGGCTAGTAGGCTTTGGCTTAGACATGAAATCAATCATTTGAATCAAATTGCAATCTTGCGCCGTAAGCAATTCCATATCAATTTCCTTTCCTATTAGAAACACCCGGAGGGATTACCGTATTACCCTCATTCCCGGCCTTTAGACCGGATGCTCTTTCTGCCTATGGCAACGGGTATTGCACAACGGGTGATTATAATTCCTATGGATTAGCGGTAGCGTACCACAGCAATCCAAGTCCCATTTGACATTTGAGCGGTCCCAATGTCAACGGCATTACGCCTGCCCCAAAAGCAGCAATTTTGAATTGCTCCCTGCTGAGTCGATCCCATGCCGATCCCCTCAAACAGTCCAGCAGGATGGCCATTATGGCGGAATCGACCAGTTTGAACAATTAGCAATGCTGCATTCTGAGCAGTCGATGTATCACCTTTAACAGCTACAGGAGCAGCTGTAACTACCCGTGTCTTACGAAATACACCAGCATCAGAAGACTGTACCAAGCCAAGGCAAGCAGCAAGGCCAAAAGCAAATCGAAGCATAAAGAACTCCATTTCAAAATCGGACTTCATCCCTCTCATATTCCTCAACTACTCGTTCGAGGAATCCAAGCTCGACGACAAGAATCTTGATTAGTTCTATCAATTTCTTCGTGTCATCGTAGTTTACTATATGCGGAACTTGCTCTATCCTGTTGATGATGCTCAGAAATTCTTTTCGAGTCATCCTTGATTTATTAGGCCAAAACTCTGGCCATACATCATCCTGATTCATTGCCATTCTCCGGTTCGATATTATCAATTTCCTTCTTAATACGCTTCATCTCATGCACTAAAGATGCAAGCAATCCACCAGCCCGTTTTAAATGCTTGATGCTCTCATCGTAATTCTTCTTTGGACGAGCTATATAATGAATGATGCTAAATGACATATACATAAAAATGAACTTGTAGCGCAATGAGCAAAAATCTGGAATTAACTTTTCGGAATCCAGATGATCTATTCCTTCGCCAGCATCGAGTAATTTGGATACACGGATAATATCGTCATACTCAAAATCAGCATCAATAGAATCGTCTATAAATTCCTCAAATTCGCTGCTCATTGCTACCTCAACCGGGCAAATTGCACTCCATTTACAGGAGCAATTACTGCCATATCATTTAAACTGGTTTGTACTTCAGTAACATTATATCCACAATTGATGGCATCACGGATGAGCAAATCAACTAATTTTCTTCCAGTAGATAGATACGAACCAATCCACCAACTAATATCCATTGTTGGCGCATTCTGGACTTGACCGGGAACAACATAGTCATTACCAGAATTGCCCATGCGAACATCCAGTTCAGCAGGTATAACGCTATTCGATTTAGACACGAATAGCCGACGATTATTGCTATTGGCCGGTTCGCCATCCACTCTGGACAAGTTAATCATTTGACGACATTGGCCAACAATACGCCTGCCCAGTGCTTCTCCACCAGAAGACAAATGCGTCACCATGATAATTGATGTATTGGTTCGCTGGGCAATCTCAGCCAATGGTCTGAAATACTTAACACCATCCTCTGGACGCATCGTATTGTGGCTTGTGCTGTTCATGACCGTATCAACAAACACCAGACTAACACCAATGCGCTTTATACGATCTTCAAGCATCTTGAATTGCTCAGCCTTATCCAGCATGGTTCCTTCCGTTGGATCGTCATTCCAGCCATTCAAATAAATAGCATCAGCTGGAATTCCAAACTGTTCAGGAAATTGAGCTATTTCGCCCCATTGATTGTCACAGCATAACCACAATACTTTTGATCCTTTATCCAGTGTTGGAGCAGTACCATCTGGCCAAGGCATATGATTGTGAACACGCCTCGCCAAATCAGCACACAATCGAGTTTTACCCGCACCCGGTTCAGCTGCTATGCCAACTAGCACACCTCGCTGAATCCAACCGGGCCAAATCCATTGCATAGACTGTCCAAGGCGGATGAGGTCAGCAACAGTCGCATCACTCTTATCTGCTGGAACAGTTTTAGTTGATTCGGAAATCGTCTGCTTTTTAATCAAACTACCAATTTTCGATTGGTCGATTTTTCCAGCAGCAGATGAAATTTTATGAGCTAAATCGTTATCGCTCCAAGGTGGTTGACATCCCTGATTCCATTCACGAATAGCTACAAGTGCATCTGGTTCGCTTAAACCAAAACCCTCCAGCAGGATGGAAGCAACCCGATAAGTCTTATTGTGCCCACTCTGTCCTGATACGGCAGGTTCAATATTTGAAATATACTTCTTAGCCAAATCTAATGGGCTTTTGATCGTATCCTGATTAGACGAATAAGCATTCTGCTCACGCCATGCTTCAACTAATTTTTGGATTGATTCAGTATTGGCCTTCCTCGCCTCTGGACTGGTATCGCCAACAGATACTATTCCAGTACAACGCCAAGGCCTCTCAGCTGTAGAGTCACCTTTTCGGGCCATTGTGCCATATACACGAACCATCCTCTGGACATCGAATGTTACCTTGTCAATTTTTGCGCCAGAAGATATGCACCTTCCGCTTAACTCAGAAAGGAATTCCTTTATAAGGTGATCACTTGCTTTGTTGGCGGGCATATCTACTGGGTAGAGCAGATGGCAACCATTGCCTGAATCGGCCTTAATTGGCTCCCTGAAGCCAAATGCTTCCAATGTAGCCATTGCATCGTCCGCAAGCTCAAACGCTTTGCTACGCTCAAATTCAGTGGCAGAAACATCACTGGGCCGATTGGAATCGCAGTCAATAAATAACCATCGGCGTGAAATTGTTTCTTTTGAACTACTGGACTTGATCTTGGTCAGGAATGGCTTGCGCCAAACTGATTGATTTAAGTTGGCCAAATCGGGGTTGACCGGGTTAGAAACAAGATAGATTCCAACGCATTCATTTTTCGAGTCGATCTTATGTACATCGGTAGCAACCGCTTCAGCATCACGACCAAAATAGTATTGGTTACGGCATATGCGAGAATCTTCATTCTGCGGGGAGCGAAGAAGGGCCCGAACCTCAGTGAGAGATTCGGGCTCAACCAGCAGGCGAATAGAATCGGCAATACCAAAGATAGCCATCCTATATCCCTTCCAATCAGAGAATCTCTTCAGACTCGACCATCGGATCTTCACCTTCTGGCTCAGAATCTACATGGGCTTTAGGTCCACGAATTCCAGACATGAAGGTAATATCGCTTTGGTTTTCCCATATCCAATCTGTCACTACTTCATCGTTGGTGTACCACCTGCTTCCAATTCGGATAGCAGGTAATTTGCCAACCAAAACCCAATTCGACAATGTGAGATTCGAGAAGTGCTTACTCAGAAAACATTCGCTCACGGGAACGATAATGCCATCCGACTTCATCACCTCCATTATTCTCCTGTCGAAGATATTGGGTTTACGCTTTTCAGTGGTAATTGGTGGTTCACTCATTAGAATGGAGTCTCCTGTTCTGGTTCCTCAGATTCAGACTTCTTGAGACTTGTCACAGTGATATTGTGATAAGTCTTTCCAGTGGACTGGTTCGTGTTGGCTTTTTTACGACCATTGAAAACCTTGCCAATGGATTTAGAAATAGCCCCCATCAAGAGCTTCGATAGTGGAACACCTGACTTCTTCCACTCACGATCCAGACTGCCAAGCAGCACCAAATCTGAGCCAAGAATATTGAGCGCAACTGGCTTAGCGAAATAGCTGGTGCGGTCAACATTAGCACCAACGCAGCTTGGGCCCGCTTCGATTTTCAAACTCCAGCGCAGAATGGGATTGCCAGTCTGCTCAATCTTTGACAACTCCATGTCGGTGATCTTGAAGACATAATTGCCGTCTTCCAGTGCATCCGCATTCACCTTGCTGGACGGGTCAAATTCTGAAGCCATTGAGTCAATAAGATCTTCGACCCAGTCATAATTCGGTTGATCGTTAGACATGATTCGCCAACTCCTATCTGTGAGAAAAACGAGGCTTAGGCATTTGCCTGCTGGCAATATCCCCAATCCACTGGTTAAGTTCCGGCCTGCTTGCGCCAGACCCATCTGCAAACACTAGATGGCTTTTAGCTCTTGTCAGTGCGACATAGAGTAAATTCTTTTCCTGTTGGAAGGCCTCTTCGTCCTTCGCACGGGTACACATTAGGTCAGGGCGAAGCAGGGTTACATTGTCTGCTTCCAGCCCCTTAGCCCTATGTATTGAGGATAGATTCACTTTGTTTACATCTTCCGATTCAGTGAATAGATCCCGACACAATGAAATCATCTGTTCGATTGTTTCGCACTCTTGAGACAATTCCGTTATACATTCGACCTTGTCCTTGAGCGCATCGAATGCAGTTTCGTGGGCATCACGATCAAGCAGTTTTTTCTGCTCTCGTTCATTCCATCGGCCTAATCGGGAATGTAGATCCTTAATATCAAGAGGGTCAAGTTTAACAACCAGATTAACTATATCGTCTCCAATCGACTTGCCCTTAACGGCGCATGGAACTTTCAATCGCATTAGATTATAAGCTGCTCCAACTAGCGGGGCATTGTTCCGACAGATAATCAAGTCTCCAGCCTTAGACTGCCCGGCAAGGGCATAGGATGAAATCTGATTTATCTGACCAGCTATGGCATCTGGACGGGCCTCAATATGCGGGACAAGCATCCGGGCTAATTCGAGATGAGATGAAGGACAACGCCAGCACACTGACAACGGCATCGACTTAGCATCTAGCTGGGTGGTCAGATTCTTAAATGAATTCGTATCTGCTCCAGCCCAACCCATGATCGATTGGTAGGGATCTCCAACGATTACCGTGTTAGCTGACACACTAAGAATCAATTTCTGCTGGCATGGATTAAAGTCTTGAGCCTCATCAGCAAATAGCAGATCAAAATCCTTATTGGCTATTCCAAGGCGGACAGGTAGCCAGATCATATCCGCAAAATCCATCTCGACTATATGCTGCGGATCAGATCCAATCTCAAGGATATGGAATGCTGCACCAATTACTTCGTCAACATACTGTTTGGCTGGAAGAGTGATACCCTGAATGTCAGCAGCTTTGCAAACTTGATCCCTCAAATCCTGAGTCAGGGTATCAACTGGAATAGCTTGGCTACGAATCAGATTAATCAAAGCAAATAGACTTGCCATCTCTGGACGCAACCAGCTTTTAGTTCCACGAGATTCAAAGTAGTTTGGGTAAATTGCCTTAGCAATCTTTTGGTATTTCTTCCCAAACTGATCCACCTGAAGAGATGGTATCTTTGATTTAACCAGTCTCATGCCCAGTGAATGGAGAGTGGATGCTTGCGCCGATCCACCCAGCTTTTTTCCAAGCTCTTCGGCAATGGCTTTATTAAACGCAGTAAACGCAATCTTGCCATAACGCTGAGCAGCATATTTTGCAGCTTGGACAGCGGTAGTTGTTTTACCGCTGCCAGCTACGGCATTGACACTAATGTTCCCAGATTCAGTTTGGCGCAGCTTTTTATTGCCCGCCAGAATATCATAGATTGATTGTTGCTGAGCCGTAGGAATCATAGTTAATTCTCCTATCCTATCCTGTTTTACTGTTGAACCGTATCAAGCCAATCGTTGACCTCTCTAATATCATAGTCAGTCATTGTCGAAGAGTCAAGTTTAGGAAATTTATTTTTCATAGTTTCCTTTAGATTTTCTACATTTTTTGCAACCTCAGAGAATCTAGCAAACAATGCAGCTTTGTCAGCTTTGGAAGCAAACTTAACTGTTGGTTGTTGAGAGTAATGCGGAATATCAGAAACCTCTGTTTCATCCAAGAATCCAAGACCGCACATTGCTAGAGTGGTTCGCCTGATTGCCTTGGTATGCGCCTTCATAAACGCATTGGCCAAGTCAACTCCAACTAAAGTTTTAGGTATAAATACATCTCCACGATTAATGGATATGCGTCCATCCCTGTCCTGCATTTTAACCCGAACTGTGAATATGCCAGTCTCCTTGTTGTAGTTTTCATCTGCTTCGATTATCGACAATCCATATAACTTAGACAGTTGGTCAGTACAGTTCCGCTTGGCATACAGAACTTCTTTCCCTTGCAGGTTAAAGAATCCAAATGGTTGCCCAAGCGGATTCAATCCCATGCTCTCGCAAGTCTTATTGAGCAGTGCCATCCGCTCTTCTGGACTTAGCTTGGAATAGTCATTTTTAACCAGTGCTGATTCAACAGCAGACCAATTGACTGGTTTTTTCTCGACAATCGCATTATCAACCTTCGCTTCAATTTCCATTTCAGTCTCCTGTTAATCGGGAAAACAACTAGACTATCGCAACAACTCACTACGCAAAATACGAACATCGTCAGACATAATTAATCGCAATGCCACTCGACCGCCTTCAATATTCTCTAGATAGATTGCATCACCATCCAGCCCGATAGAATCGTTGGGGAACAAATCATAACGCTGACCATCCAAAGAAATGTGGGCAGAACCGTCTGGGTTGATCTTTTCAAATTTAACTAGCCTATTCAATCCTCCTTTGTATCTAAGTTGAATTGCTTCAGTCATTTTCCGCATGATAATCAAACCGCCAATACGCTGCATTCCACTCTCCTTATGCCATGCTCTTCGCAACAATCACAAGCAGCATTTCCAATCGCTCAATCTGCCAACGACCGTTGTTCAGAATCCTGAGATTGGAAGTGCATACTTCTGGCACAACATCATTCAACAACGAGTTGATTTCGTTGAGGCCACATACACTATACGCAACCGAAATAATCTGATCCTGATTCAATGGCAATGCGCCAAGGTAATTTTGGATCATGCCACTCGCCAAGATAAGCGGATGCTCTGGTGGAAAGTTATCAACTGAAACCTTATCACGCAAGAATGCTAACGCTTTGGTTGCATTGTTATGCAAAAAGTGTTTCATCAGCTGATTGTAGATAGCACCATCATGAGTACCATCTAGATCTTTTATGGAGATCCGCATCATATCGACAGTTTCGGCATGAAGCCTACCAATCTGTCTGAAATATATGATCGATGATTCAGTTTCTGGAGAATTCTTTGCCATCGCTAGCCCCCTCAGCTTGGTGGACTTCGATGTGGGTGACATATTTTAACAAGATCCCAGCAAGAAACCATACACCAATAAATGTTCCGGCGAGTGGAACAAATAAGCAGAACCATCCAGCAAACAACAAATAATCAGACATCTCCTTGTCCTTTCCTAGAATAGGATTCAATCAGGAATCTCAAATAGTTTTGGGCTTTTTGCAAATCCAGAACCCCGTTTTTTTCTCGGAATCTGAATAGGTATTTGGTTATGCAACCAACGCAATAATCCTCAAATCCCTTCTGCCCAACAGACGATTCAATTGCATTCCAACAGCTAACTCCATCTATAGATTTAGATAGATAATAGTCTGGATGGATTGGATTCACTGGCTCAGTCATATAGATACTCCCATTCAATTCCTGATTCCTGAATAGCCTCACGAATATTCTTTATAGCCAACCGCTTCAGTTCAGTCACATTGTGATATTGAATTCCTCTCTCCTCAGCAATCTCGCCATGTGATAGACCATCCAGATGGCGGAGGATGATCTCCCGGCGTTTGCCATCGATCATGTTAATCAGCTTAAAAAGGAATTCCTTGTTATATTGTAATACTTCTAAATCTTCTAAATCAGTTCTATCTGTACAGGATGCTTGTGCTACCACTGACGAAGGATCATCACTGTAGCATGGTCGAACTTTGCTAGAGCGAATAACTGCCCTACGCATTGTCATCCGGCAAAAATGAAATGCTCTAACAGCATAGGTAGAAAACTTGCATCCAGTTGCATCGTATGTGGTAGCTGCTTTCCATAGTGCTATCAGTAGCTCAGACTGATACTCATCATAAGTATAGCCCTTAATTGCTGGGTACCTACCCATGTAGAATCCAATCAAACCCAGATTCTCATTAACGAGTTCTTCGACTGTCCGTGTCCTATTCTCGTCAACCTTCGCCATCGTCCTATCTCCTATTGTTTAACTGTGATAGCTACACAACTATCCTTACTTTGGTATGTAGCCGTTACTGAAACTTCAATTGGTTTAGGCATAGTAGAATGCCTCGAAGATTGGCAACCTACTATCCACGGCAACACGAACAGACTGATGGTGGTGAATCGCATTGGATGCAAACCTCCTGTTCCGATGACCTAATCCGTATCCTATCTCCAACCATCTCTAGCCAGTCTGTTTTATCGCCCGATTGCCCAACAAACTCTACTATTTCTTCGGCTAATCCGCAATGGCATTTTTTATTGGTTTTGGCCAGTTTTTGAATGCCAGTAATGGTAGCAGAACGAAGCATGGATATATCTCCAAAATCATTCATCATACATTCGATTGCTCCTTCTGCAATTTGTTTTGCCAACGAAACAATTTATTTTTTAAATACTTGTTCCGGGCCTTACACACCTTACACCTCAGATTCCTATTGCGATTTAGCATACTGACCTTGCAACTGTATTCGCATCCACAGTCCATGCAACGACCAATGCGGGCAATAAGCTCATCAGAAGCGTATTCATCGCTCATTCGCTTAATTGCTTGCCTAACGGCTTCACGGGTTATCCCTAGTCCTTTCCCAATCTGCTGTAGTGTTTTACCAGCTAAAATACCATCACATATAGTTCTCCTTTTACCACTGAGCCTACTCACAAGATTTTCAATTGAATCCTTATTTTCTATATTGAATGACGGATCTATAGCTTTCTTATCCTCAACCATATCGCAGACTGGTACATCAGTTTTTTCTGATATATGGTTTAGCGATACATGGGCATTCTTCTTGGCCTGACTGATTACCCATGATCGTTTATGCAGAACCAAACGAAACATGAGCGTAGACAACTTCCCCTTCTCTGGATCGTAGTACAAAATAGTTTGAACTAAACACGATAGAACCTCCTGATACCAGTCCTCGTCATCAAATCCAATTGGGCATTTGACTTTTTTAGAGAAAAACTTAGCTAGTTTTATATTTTCATTAAATAGCTTATGCCCTTCATCAGTCATCCTCCCGTCAATCGCAAATGGGGAAACCACTAGAATAGTTCCTTTCGTCTCTGGAGGCCCAATTTTGATCCCTGAGCCACTGTTTTGCCAAACTTGGGCAACACCTCAACGAAGTAGTCCAAACCGTCTGTAATGCAAAATTCGGAGGCATTGCGGGCAAGTTTATAGGCTTCAGTCTCGCATTTAGTCAGTCTCTGCTTCTGGATGGTTTTTCCATCACGCCAGTAGCGTAGCACAACTAGAAACGAATCGCCAATAATTGGTGGCATGGTTAGACTTCCTCTTTAATTGTGGCCAGTAAATCGTTGGCAGCTTTTTCAGAACAAGCCATAGCCTCTATGCAGCAATCATGTTCAGATCTAGATGGTGTTTTTAATCTGTCGCCTTCATGCCATACCATTTGTGAATATTTTCCAGTGACAATGCATCGGTAAACCGTTAGGTAAACCGTTAGCATTATGTCTTTATTTTTTGGTATTTCGATACAAGCCCATAGTGAATTGTTTGAGCTATTGATACGCCATGCAGTTTTCATAGTCCTATCTCCTGTTGAATAATTTTAATCTAGCAACCAGAAAACTTGAGGATATTAGATTTTGTAAATTTGTATTCCCGTTTATGCCATCCGGGTGACAATGGTAAACCATTAGATGGTGGGGCAAATTGACCAAGATAGGCGCAATTACCGTAGCCAGTATCAAGCCACACATTGCGTTGAATGTCAATTAGGATCATCCACGGATTGGCCTTAGTCCATTTAGGATGGCGGTATCGTTTATCAATCAAATCAATTGCGGGGGTAATCATTGTCCTATCTCCTCTGTCCTTTAGTCGAACCCGTTGTTCGATGATTAAGTTATAGACCACCTATCGAACCGTGTCAAGTCATTTGTTGAATTATTTTTATTATTTTTTATTCTCTAGTGTTTTCTAAATAGCTAGTTGGCCTAAAAATGGCTTATCCTAATTACGCACAATCTTTATGGCTATTCACATCTCCTTCTGGAATAGTGACTTATGGAATCCAAAACGATTGGCACGGGATTTGCTATTAGTATATAGTATAATAAGTTAGTTAAATAATATAGTCAAAAAATTTACGGGTATAGGGAGGTTAGAGGGGCGGAGGAGGAACGACGACAACCCGCCTCCCGCCGTAAATTTTTTAATTAGCTTAGTTAAATAAATAATAGGCGGAAAAAAAATTGAGAAAACGGCTGTTCGTTGCTAGAGTATTTCAGCGTAATTAAGATTCAAAAAAATGGAGATGGGAGAATGAATTACAAAGATTTATACCGGCCCGAAAATGTAATGCTATTGGCAAAATTGACCGACAAGGCCATTGGGTTGATTATCAATAAAAAATCAAATCCAAGTCCAGATGAAATAGATCTAATCAGGAAGGACTTATTTAAGAAGCAGAGTGAAGTGTTGAATGGATAGTTGGGATTATTGCCCTTCGGCGGGCGGGGATCTCCTTCGTCGCCCCCTATACCCCGCCTTTACGGGCATAATCCCGGCTAGATAATTGCGGGGATACCCCGCACCCCAAAGGATAAATTATGCTGAGATATGAACAGATACAGGAGTTAGCCATTTCCAATGAACAAGACATCCCAATGCTTGCAGATTTTGATGATTGTATTGCTGGTGTGATTTATAAGAAAAATAAATATTATGTAGTTTATAGTAGGTCTAAGATTCTAGATAAGTTGATGAATGACAATGGATGGCAATATCTCGACGCATTAGATTATTATGAATTCAATATTGAATGCGCCTATTATGGACCACAATCGCCACTGATCCTGATCGACGAATTACCCGATGGGCCAAATTTATGAGTATTCTATCTAGACTTGGCGATCCTATCTGGTCAATTACTGTTCCAGCCCCAACCAGCAATAACAAGATGTATATGCCAGTGGGTGGCAAAGGAAGGGGCGGGAGCAGGCTAATAATCAGTCCAGAATATAGATTGTGGCGAGACAGTCTAAACTTGCTTGAATGGAATAGCCCAGTAATAGATGGGCGTGTATTTATTGGGATCGAAGTTAGGCCGGGTCAGACAATGACCGATAAATCTGATTCAGATGGATTCATAAAAGCTAGCATTGATTGCCTTGTACGGCATGGAGTGCTAGCAGACGATAGTCGAAAATATGTAGTTGGTTCACTATGCTATTTTGGTAGACCAGTTATTGAATGTATCCACGAAGGTTATGCCGTAATTTCTGTATATCCAGAGAGCATTTTATGATGACATATTATTACATTTGGAATAAGATGAGGGCATTGAAAGGGGAGATTTATGTTCTAGAATCTAAAGTTAATAATGGAAGCATTAGTGTTGAGCAGATCAATAGATTAGTTGAGTTAGAATCAGATCATGAGCATTGGGAAATGCTAGAATCTATCTGGAATAAATATGGGGAGAGCGGATTCGATGGATATGAACCCAAGCCAGAATTCGTCGATGAGTGGTCTAAAACTAAAAAGACTAGCTGAACTAAAAGAGTTTGTATACTCAGATAGAATTGATCCTGATAAATTTAGGATTACCGTGTCTGATGCGCTCCTCCTGCTGGAAAGTCAGTGGGAAGAATACTGCGCTGGGGCTGAGGAAGCATTCCAGATCCAACGAGAATCAGATATAGCAAAGCTGATAGCTAAAGAGGAATTAGACCGTAGTTAGGAAATCTCTAGAATTAAAAAGTCACTTTTTTTTAAAGCGGAAATTGAACATAGTGAGGAAAACTAAGGATATATTTATACGATTTATTCTGGGGCGATTTTTTCAACTCCCGGCCCAATCTGGGCCAATTCTTAGCTAATTTCTGAAGCAATTTCTAAACTAATTTCGGCCCATGCGCCA